ATAGTAAGTATATATTGGTTAGGATATAAAACATCTTCTATGTCTATTTCTTTTTTCATATTGTTTCGGGTTTGTAGTTATCAATGTCAAAAAAGCCGATTTCTGACTTATGTTCTGGTTTTCTTAACCTACGCTTTGCAGGTTCGTAACCCTTCTCGTTGCAGTAGGTAAGTATTTCCAGATAGGTAGCATCGATGTTAGACATCATAATGCTAATAGGCTCACTTGCGTAATATTTGTCTATATATTCTTTTGTGCTTTGTGTCATTGTGTTTGATTGTGTAGTCAGTTAATGCTGCCATTACAAAACCTGTTGCAATTAGCAGAAGGCAGATAGCGTAAATCATCTCGAGTAGATGTCTTGTAATTGTCCAATAAGGTAACAAGCTACTAAAAATACGGCTAAAAGTTGTGCGGTTTCTTTTTTCATTGTGTTTGGTTTAGTTGGTTAATTGATATATCAAATATACAACCTTTTCACATTACACAATCAAATTGTGAAACTTTTTTTAAAAATTGTGATGAACGGCAAATATCAAGGATAAGCGGTAAATTATAGGAAAGCATACCTACCCGTGCCACGTTTAAGGCTAAAGTTCTGCCAAGCAAGAGCCAAAGCCATTACGGCATCATCGTGAAAGCCTGAAGGTGCAGAGTACTTTACCCCCGTTGCCGTGTACTGATACTCAAATACTTCAAGCTCCTGGCTTATTATCCCTTCTGGATAGCCAATCTTCCCTTGATGTATTGCAGCCTGTAAGCCTTCCATTAGCTGTTGCTTACTTGAACTCGTGAACTTTAAGCCTTGTATCATTACCCCTTCTCTTTGCAGGTCTTCAAGTATAGGGTCTCCAACCCCCGTACTATCGACAAGGATAGGGCATTTAGGCAGTCTAAGGATAGTTTGCTTGGTATTGTGCCAATCCATTTGAAAGCGGTCAAAATAAGCCACATTCCCGTCTTCGTCTAAGCCTACTATAACAGTCCAATCGACTGACTTGGCAAGGTCAATCCCATAAGCTACTACCGGCATAGTTGTAACAGGGTGTAAGCACTTGCGTATGTGTTGGCTGCCGAAAGGGTTAGCTGCGTTCTCAGCCGGGTTTGCCATATACTCCTGCTCAAACACAACTTCTGGGAGTTGCTTCCTTGCATCGTCTATCTCCTGCGGGTCTATGTACGGGTTATCGTATGTAGTAAACTTAAAGGATTGCCAATCCGGCTCTGCTTTGCTAAACAAACTAAAAAAGTAATTCTTGCCTTTTGGGGTGCTAAGGAATATAGCTTTACCCTTAAAGTCCGTTAAGGTAGGTCTTATTGAGTTTAGCCACCCGTCTTCTAAGTTAGGTATAAAGGAAGCCTCGTCTACTATTACCAGGTTAAACTTTCTACCTCTCAGGTTATCCAAGCGTTCCCCTGTAAAGAACTCCACCTTGCCACCATTCGGGAAGCTGATATTTAAGTCCGATTTGTTATTAGGGAAGGGAAGGCTATTGCATAACTTCTCAAAGAATACCTTAGCCAATTTATAGGTAGGGGTTATGTAAGCAACTTGTCCGCCTTTAATTGCGGTTGTAATACATTTAATTTGACTTAACTCCGATTTGCCGAACCTTCGCCCACACATAACAACTATGTACCTGGCTTCGCAGTCAAGTATCTTCTTTTGGTTTATATGTCCGTTGGGTAGTTCTATCCGCATTAAAGTATTGTCTTGCCGTCTACAAATACTATCTCTATTTTGTTATCGCTTTGAATATCTACTAATTCTTTAGGCTTACCATAAACACGGGTAAGCAAAGTTTCTAAACTATAAAGGCTTCCCTTCTCTAAGCTTTTACGCATAGCTGCTGCAATCGTTTTTTCAAGTATTGTTGCCTTTGGGTTATCCCATACTGTTTTAAGTTCCTCTAAGTCCATTGACATCATAGCTTGTATGGTATCGTTTATCTCCGCAAGTTTATATCCTTGCTCTTTAAGTAAGCTTACATACTTCCTGGGTCTGCCGTTTGGGTTTCCTGATTGTCCTGGTTTGTATGGTATCAAATGTTCTTTGCTCATTCTGTTACGCTTCTGTTTTAACATAAGGTTGACCGTTCCTTTTAACTTCTAATGTCGGGTCGAGTTTAATCATTCTGTCTACTATCACTTGACAGTACTTTGGGTCGAACTCTACTAAATATCCTTTTCTATTTAGTTGATGTGCAGCTACCATTGTTGTTCCTGAACCACCAAATCCGTCTGCAACTATATCTCCTTGCTTACTACTATTACCTATTTGGTATGCTATTAAAGGTATAGGTTTCATAGTAGGATGTTCTGTATTTCTGCTTGGTCTATCAAATTCTAATATAGTTGTTTGCTTTCTGTCTGAATACCATCCGTGAGCAGCTCCCTCTTTCCAACCATATAAACAAGGTTCGTGTCTCCATTGGTAATCTTGTCTTCCCATTACCATTGAATTTTTTACCCATATTAAACACTGCTTAACCATTATACCTGAGTTTTTCATTGCAGACCTGAAATTAGCACCTTCGCTATCAGCGTGCCAAACATACCAAGCACCACCTGCTTTTGTATAGCTACCTAAAGCGGTATAGAAATCATAAAGGAATTGATAAAAAGAGTCATCCGACATACTATCGTTTTGAATAGTAAGTGCATCTTTTGTTTTGCCTTCATAAGCTACGTTATATGGTGGGTCTGTAACAACTAAATCAGCTAATTGATTTTCAAATAGTTTTGCAAAAGTATCTGTTTGAGTACTATCGCCACATAATAATCTATGTTGTCCGATTTCAAATAAATCACCTAATACTATATCAGTTCTTAAATGTTCAGGTATTTCGTAATCATCTTCTTGTGCTTCCTCTTCTGTCTTAAAGCCAGGTATATCTAAACCCCACTCTTCAAGTTCTGCTGCATCCCAATTGTTAGCAAGGTCATCCCAATCCCACTCGCCATATCCTATGTTGTCTTTAACTATAAATTCCTTTTGTTGCTGCTCGGTTAGTTCACTTGCTTTAATGATTGGTATTTCTTTAAGTCCTGCTTGTTTACAAGCCTTTAATCTCATATTGCCACCAAGTACAACCATATCGTCATTAACTACGATAGGTCTAAGGTTAAGCATCTGGGGGAACTCGTTAATTGACTTTACAAGCTTTGCAAACTTATCGTCTTTAATTATCCTGGGATTGTTCGGGTTTGCCTTTACTGTGTTGATTGGTACGTTTTGTATCATAGTATGCCGTTAATTATATCGTTTGCTTCGTCTATTGCATCTTCTTGGTCGAGGTAAGTATCTACGTCTGCTATATGCTTGTTAATTAAAGTTTCTGCCATTGCATAGGTGTAGTGTCCTATTGTGGTCATATCGTCTCCGTTTTTACCTGTCTTACATACCGCAAGGAAGTAAGCTTTGTGGGTTAGGAGAAGCCATATAGCATTTAGCTTTCTCATCTGCCCTGCCCTTTGTAATCTTTAGGTCTTGGGTTATGCTTATTAAAGGACTTCTTTGCAGAGCCTCTTTTGCGTTTGCCAAAGCTAACTTTGTTATTGTTCTCTTTAATCTTTGCCATAATTCTTTGCGTGTATGTCTTTTAGAAACTCTTTATATTGTTTTTTGTCTCCGTATTCTATGTGGCATTTCCTACACAATCCCATTAGGTTTTCAATCGTGTCTTTGTCTTTACTGCCACCCATACCCCTCGCCTCAATATGATGTATGTCTACCGCTTGTGAGCCACACACTTCGCAAGGAATGAAGTCCGTTTTTTTATACCCCATTCCCTGCAAATATATTTGTGTGTGTTTCTGCATACTTTTCCCATTAAATTTTCCGTTGATTAATAATTAAAAAATTTAAGTATGCAAATTATTTTCCATCTATTTCTTTTAGTTTGTTAATTGCCCACTCGATACCACTCGTACCGCCCCAGCAATCCCACATCAAACCGCCACAACCTTCGCTATAAGGAACGTCTTTATGTTGTTGGTGTCTTTTAAAGGAAGCCATACGGGCAATCGTATCTCTACTTATCCCTTCTCTATTAGCTAATTGGTTTGCTCTTGCCTTGCCTGTTGCTTCTCCACAAGAACCCCATCCGTGTTCCTCTACCCACTTTAAAGCTTTCTTTGCGTTGTTAGTTGCACTTTCGGGATAGTCGGTATAGCTTTCGGCAAACTTGCCACCTGCAAGGATAGCCTTCCAAACTTGCATTGCCTTCTCTTTTGTTTCATACACGCACCCACCTTGTCCTATTTTCCATTTTCCTGAACTGCATTGTGTTACTGGCATAGTTTACTATAAATATACTTTCGGTCTAAATTTATCTCGTCAAAGTTATACTTCTTTTGGCAGAATTCAAATAGCTTTTGTCCGCTTTCCTTTCGCATATCCGCATCGCTTACTAAATCTCGTATATGTTTGTACCAATCCTTTTGGCTTTTAACGTAATGCACGGGCATATCTAAATAAGGATTGACATAGCTAACTATTGCAGGGTTCTTTTTAGAAGCCGTTTCTAATACTTTTAAATTTGACTTCATAGCATTAAACTTGTTATCTACCAATGGAATAACTGAAATATCGCTATCCGTATAAGCACCCATATATTCCGTAACCTTTGCATAGTTGTAAATCGTAGGGTTTAGCTTTAGTCCGCAAGTGAAGGCATCAATCATTTTATCCCATATAGGCTTCTCTCCGTCATTGTAACCTGCAATAACAGTTCTTATATTCATACCTTGTAGCCTTTTGAACGGCTGCCTAAGTATCTCTAAATCTCGTTCGTGCGTTCCACTACCGCTCCAAAATAATCTAACCTTGTAATCTTCGGTCTTGTTATCCTGGAACTGCTCTTGCCCATAAGGTAAAGCGTTTGGTAATATGTGAACGTTTTTATTAAATGGAGTTATCTCTCCTGCTAACCTTTCGTGTGTGCAAGTGCAAAGGTCTGCAATCTCTAAGTAATCGGTAATCTGTTTACCTATGTTATTGTACTTGTATCGGAAATATAAAAGATGTGTTTCGCTAAGTTCCCAGTAATCGTCATTATCTACTACTAACTTAAAGCCATACTTAGTGCGCCAAGTGTCCATTTGCTTTGCATCTATCTCGTTAAGCATTCTATTCATTAGTACAATATCCCACCCTTGCTCTAATAGTTCGTCATTCAATACATCTGTGATAAGTGCGTACTCCTTTTCTAAGTGTACTATCGGCATCATAATTCGGTGCAGTCCTACACCTGAGTTGGCAGAAGTTATACAAAGTATTCTCATAAATTTATATAATATGTTTTATTGCCGTTTGTATAAGCAGATACATTATTGCTATGCAAACTCCAGGTCTTTTGTACTAATTCATTTTTATTGTAACCATAAGCATCAATGCTATTTTGCTCAATATGATTTGCGGTATATTCTTTAATGTATTTCGTATGCAAACCTGCTGCCCTGCATCTTGTACAATAATCTAAATCTATCGCTCCGTACGGGTCAAGTTCTTGATTGAATGCACCAACTTTATTTATAGTTTCTTTTGTGATAGTAAAGTTACCAGTTAAATCAGCCGTGTCATTATTCATACTATGTAAAGGAATAGAACAAATACCAATAGTTTTGTCTTGTAAAAAGTCATTTCTTATTTGCAACCAATTATTAGGTTCTAATATATCGTTGCCCATAATAGTTACATAATCTATATTATCAAAGTTTAAATTCCTTAAGCCTTTATTAGTTGCAAATGCTATACCCTCTTCATTAATGATAGTTACTATATCAATATGCTTACCTGCATTTTTTATAT